GACGATGACGACTGAATTCAGCAACTTCGACGGACTGCGGCGGACGATCCATTCCGCAGCTCGCCACCTAAAGCCGCCGCCGAACCTAAAGCCGAGCGAATGGGCGGAGCAGAACGTGCGGGTTCCGATTGGTAACGCGGTGCCCGGCTTGATCCGGTTCGATCATGCGCCCTACCAGCGCGAGCCGCTGGACATGACCGCAAACCCGGAATGCCAGCGGATCACGCTGATGTGGAGCGCCCAAGTCGGGAAAACCATGCTCGCGCTATGCGCCCAGGCGTTCAAGATCGGGCAAGACCCGCAAAGCCAGATAATGATGCAGCCATCCCAGGGTGATTTGGCGACCTGGCTCGAGACGAAATTCAATCCGCTGGTGGAGAGCAATGACCAGCTCCAGGATTTGATTGCCAAGCCTAGAGCTAGGGAAGGCGTCAACAATCAGCGCATGAAGAGCTATCCCGGCGGGTTCCTGATGTTTTCCTGGTCGGGATCACCGAAAACGATGCGCGGACGTTCGGCGCCCTTCATTGTTTGCGATGAAACTGACGGCTATGACAAAAGCCAGGAAGGGCATCCGGTCTCGCTATTGTGGCAGCGCGCCGCGACATTCGGCGACCGGCGGAAGCTGCTCGAGATCAGCACACCGACAATCAAAAACGCGAGCTGGATCGAAGATGCTTATTTGCAGGGCGATCAGCGTCATTTCTATGTGCCATGTCCGAGCTGCGAGCATCGGCAGCAGCTCACCTGGTCGAGCGTGATCTGGGATGAGGATCAGCCGGAGACCGCCAAATATACTTGCAACGGCTGCGGCGTAATGTGGAGCGATGGCGAGAGAATCGCTGCGATCCGGCGCGGTGAGTGGCGCGGCTCCGCCGAATTCCGAGGTCATGCCAGCTATCACTTGAACGAGCTTTATTCCTGCTTCCGAAAGCTCGGCGATATCGCGCAATCATTCATCGAGAAAAAGCGAAGCGGCGATCTCCAGACATTTGTGAATGTCTCCCTGGCTGAGACCTGGGAAGAGTCGGGCGACAGTGTTGACCAGGATATGCTCGAGCATCGCGCCGAGGATTGGGGCGACCGCTGGCCGGATCAGGTCATCACGGTCGTCGCCGGGGTCGATGTCCAGGATGACCGCCTCGAGGTCGAGCTGGTCGGCGTCGGTCGAGACGAGGAAACCTGGTCGCTCGAATATATGGTGCTGCCCGGCGATCCCAGCTCGCCCCAGGTTTGGGCTGATCTCGATGCGGTGCTATTCGCCAGCTATGAAACCCAGGACGGTCGCGAGCTGGGCGTCCGCGCGACTTGCATCGATACCGGCGGACACCATACCCAGGCGACCTATCGATATATCAAGGGCCGGGAATCGCGGCGGGTGTTTGGCATCAAGGGCGTCGGCGGAGAAGGTCGCCCCCTGGTCGGGCGCCCCAGCAAAAACAACATCGGGAAGGTGCGGCTTTACCCGGTAGGTTCCGACACTGCGAAGGAATTGGTTTATGGACGGCTGAAGATCACCGACCCCGGCCCTGGATACTGTCATTTTCCCGATGATCGGGATTCGGAGTATTTCTTGCAGCTCACGGCGGAGCAACTTGTGACGCGGTACGTTCGCGGCCATGCAAAACGTCAGTGGGTGAAAAAGCGACGAAGGAATGAAGCGCTCGACGTTCGATGTTATGCTATGGCGGCGCTATATATTTCCGGTATCAATGTCAATATACTAGCGGATAAAATCGCAGACCAGCGAACCGAAGGCGGCGGCGAAAAAACCGAGCGCAAAAAGCGGCCCGCGAATTCAAGAAAATCGGGCGGATTCGTAAACAACTGGAGGTAGGAATTGGCAAACCTATTTGATGCCGCAGCCGCGCCGGAGGGCGAACCGTCCGAGATCGTCGTCGGCGACTATATTCAATGGAAGCGGTCAGACCTGACGACCGACTATCCGACCGCCGACTACACTGCCACATACGTCGCCCGGATTACCGGCGGCGGCGCAAGTGAATTGCAAATTGTCGGAGTCGCATCGGGTAGCGCCTATCTATTCACCGCTGACTCGACCGCGACGGCTCTCTATGATGCCGGATACTATCATTGGCAATTAGAAATCTCCCGGAATTCGGACGGGAATCGCGTCGTCGTTGCTCGAGGCGCGTTTACTGTTCTGGTCGATCTTGATGTCAACAATTCCGACCCGCGCACTCATGCCGAAATTATGCTGACAAAAATTGAGTCACTGCTCCAGGGGAGAGCCGATTCCGACGTTTCAAACTACGCAATCCAGGGGCGCAGCCTGACGAAATTATCAATCGACGAGCTGATCAAATGGCGCGACTATTACAACGCCGAAGTGAATCGAGCGAAGCGCCTCGAGGAAATCAGGCTCGGACGCAAAACAGCGGCGACGATTAAGGTGAGATTTATCTGATGGGAATGTTCGACTTTCTTCGCAGGAAGCCGAAGCCGGTCAAAAAGCGCGGATTTGATGGCGCTGGCACCGGGCGGCTGTTTTCTGATTTTGTGACATCGCAGCGCTCGGCGGATTCCGAGCTGCGCTATTCACTGAAAACGCTCCGCAATCGCTGCCGAGAGCTTGCCAGGAACAACGAATACGCTCGCCGATATCTTCACCTGGTCAAAACTAACGTCGTCGGAGAGCGCGGTGCGACGCTCCAGGTGAAGGCCACCAACGTCGACGGCAGCCTGGATCAGATCGGCAACTCGATCATCGAGCAGGAATGGTCCCGCTGGAGCAGAGTGGGGAATTGCACGGTCGATGGACGGCTGTCATTTACTGATGCTCAAGCAATGGTCGCGGAGTCGATGGCTCGCGATGGCGAGGCGCTGGTCAGGTTTGTCAACTATGACGGCAACCAGGACCGATTTGCGCTCGAGTTCCTGGAGCCCGATCTAATCGATGAAGAAAAGAACGAGCGCGCGCCCAACGGTAACGAAATCAGAATGGGCGTCGAGTTCGATCAATACCGGCGCCCGGTCGCTTACCATATGCTCACCGAGCATCCCGGCGATTACCAATTCCACCAGTATGATCGGCGCACTCAGCGAGTCGAGGCCGAGAATATCTTGCATTTGTATATGCCAGACCGAGCCCAGCAAACGCGCGGGGTTCCCTGGATGTCGACCGCGCTGACATCGCTGAAGATGCTGCACGGTTATCGCGAGGCAGAGCTGGTCGCTGCCCGGACTGCTGCGAGCAAAATGGGCTTTTTCGTTTCCCGATCCGGCGATGGATTTATGGGCGACGATCTCGAGGATGGCATTGTCCCGCTGACTGATGCGGAACCTGGCACATTCTTTCAGCTCCCCAGGGATGTCGAATTCCAGCCCTGGGACCCATCGCATCCGACCAGCGCATTCGGTGATTTCGAGAAATCGATCCTGCGCGGCATCGCATCAGGGCTCGGCGTTTCCTATCATTCACTGGCGAATGACCTGACGCAGACTAGCTATTCGAGCATCCGCCAGGGCAGCATCGAGGATCGTGATTTTTACAAAATGATCCAGAGCTATATGATCGCCCATTTCGTCATGCCGGTTTATGAGCGCTGGCTGATCAATGCTTTCACGATTGGCGCGATCAATCTCCCCATCGACAAATTCGACAAATTCGCGAGCGCGTCGCAGTTCCGACCGCGCGGCTTCCAGTGGGTCGATCCTCAGAAGGAGATCAATGCCCACGTCGTCGCGCTGCAAAATGGCCTGATATCGCTCCAGGATGTCGCGAACATATACGGTCGCGATGTCGAGGAAGTATTCGCCCAGGTGGCGCGCGACAAGGCGCTGGCCGAGCAGTTCGGCCTCAAGCTGGCATTCGAGCCGTTTGGCGGCGGACAATCGCCCTACGGTCCCGGCAAAATCAATCTGCTGACCGGCGAATCATTCGACGCGATGACCGAGGAATCCGATGGCGACTGACTTCCCAAAGCAGGGCGACGATCTGAAGATATCGCTTCGCAATTCCGAATATCCGCAATTCGACCGTGAATTTGCGGAAAACATAAAGGAATTCAATTCCGAGATTTGGGCGCTGGGCGGGAATGTCCGGGGCAATGACGCTTTCCGGTTATGGGGACGCGCGCGGGATGGCGATGAGGCCGGTTCAGTTCTGGATTGGATCAAAGAGCGAGAAGCCTGGGCAGCGCGTCATTTTGAGGATGGCGCCCATCTATCAGATGAAGAGCCGAACAAAAGCAACGTCGCCGGAGTAGTAGCGCAAATGAAGTGGGGCGTCATTGGTACGCTCGGCGAGCAAGGCATGAAGGATGCGATCCTCGAGCTGATCAAAAAGCTGGAAGGCAAAAAGGAAGAGCGCCAGCTCTCCGATCAGGTCGAGACCGCGCTCGAGAATAAGCGCGACGAACACAATGAGGAAGTCGGCGACGATCCGCTGCGGCGGGTGACGCTCGGGATGCTGCGCGAAGTAATGGAGCGCGGCATTGGCGCTTATAAGACAAACCCGGAATCGGTGCGTCCTGGCGTCGGCTCCCCGGAGCAATGGGGATACGCCAGGGTTAATTCGTTTTTGTTTGCGATGAAGAACGACCGATTCCAGGGCGGAAAACACGATACCGACCTTTTCCCGGCGGGGCATCCGCTGGCATCTAATGATGAAAACGAAAAGGCGGAGTATACTGGCGAGATTGAAAAATCAGAGGATGCCGCAGTGGAACAGCGACATATCAAAGAGGTCGTCGAGACCGATGACGAAATCATCATCACATTCGCGAAGCCAATGATCGAGGAGTTCGAAGAGGAGCCCGAGATCGAGGAATCTGGCGGCGATTATGATGAGGAACGACTCTCCAAATCCGAGGTATTTCATCGGATGGAACACGCCGAGATCGAGGAAAAAGATGATCGGCGCGTCGAGATGTCAGTATCGAGTGAGCTGGAAGTCGAGCGATCATTCGGTCGCGAGATGATCGTTCACACCGAGCAGGCGCTCGATTTAAACTTTTTGCGATCCGGCCATGCTCCGCTGCTGCTGGATCACGACCCCGAGCGACAGATCGGGGTGATTGAATCCGTAAACCTAGATGGCTCGGCGCGGCGTCTACGCGCGACGGTGCGTTTCGGAAGAGGCACACTCGCCAGCGAGGTTTATCAGGATGTAGTCGACGGCATTCGCTCGAATGTCTCAATCGGCTATAAAGTTCGGCGAATGGAAAGGGACAAAGACGATCAAGGTTTGTTCCGAGTAATTGACGCCGAAATCATGGAGGTCTCTATCGTTTCGCTCCCGGCTGACCCGTCCGTCGGCGTGGGGCGTTCGGTCGAGGTATCCGACACCGCTACCATCAAACCCATCGAAAAGGAGGTTCCTATCATGGAACAGGAAAACCATATCGATTTGGATCAGGTACGCGCGGAAGCCGCTGCCGAACGATCCAAAGAGATTAACGAAATGCTGGGCCTGGCTGCCAAGCACAACCAGCGATCATTCGCTGATGAGTCTATCCGCCAGGGCATGACATTGGCGCAGTTCCGAGGTGCATTGTTGGACAAGATTGCCGACAAGCCTCTCGACGTGGCTGACGTTGAGCTGACCCAGAAGGAAGAGCGACAGTACAGCCTGATCAACGCTATCCGTTCCGCGCAATCTGGCCGATTTGACGGCTTCGAGCGCGAGGTATCGGAAGAGCTTGCCAAGCGCTACGGCAAAGAGCCTCGCGGCTTTTACGTTCCGCAAAGCATCTTCAAGCGCGATCTGACTGTCGGCACCGACTCTGCTGGCGGATTCTTGAAGCCAACTGATCACCTGGGCGGCGAGTTCATCGACGCGCTCCGGGCGAATCTGGTTACTTCAAGCCTCGGCGCTCGCATGATGC